ATTTTGCATTTCGAGCCTCGGATATGACTGATGTTGAGGTCATAGAAGAGGCTAAGCGTGATACGAGCTCCGGTGTGTTTTTGAATTATGCTGGGTGTCCTAAGAAGGGACACTGCCATAAGGCAGATTTTCCGACCCGAGAATTTCAGCATCCTAACTTTAAACGGTGGGTTGTGTGGAAGGTTTCGGGAAAACGGGAACCTAAGACTAGGCATGATTATGTGGAGCTTGGTAAACAGAGGACGTTTATCATTGAACCGTATGAGCATCAATTCCATTCTAAGAAGGTTTATGGAAATCAGAATAAACTTTTGAAGATGGATGGATGGAGTGCATACGGTTTGGACCCATATGACGGGGGGGTTCGTAATATGTGTGTTGGTCTTGTTAAACATCGTCGATTTGGGATGTTTGACGGAAAGGGTTGGGATCGCATGATGCCATTCATGCGTGAGATTTATGTTTTGCGTGATAAGTATAAGACTCCTTCAGAATATTTGGATTGGGTTCGTGATAATATGATCAACTCAATCCTGTATCTTCCGAATGGAGATCTGGTGTTTAAATCATGGGGCAATAATAGTGGGTCAACTAATACAACTGGCGACAACATTCTTGGGATGGAGATCGCTTTTGGTATGGTGCTGGCTTACCTTGGTATTCCACGTGAGAAGTGGAATGATTTTGTGACTGTCTACATATTCGGTGATGACGTGGTGTGGGGCGATTCTATCGCCTGCTCTGATAGCGAATTAGAAAACGCTTTTAGACTAGTCTTCACCGAATTATGTGGAATAGAGTTGGATCCCTTTGTTCTTTCTGAGAACTTAGAGGATATGGAGTTTCTAGGATTCCGATTCGGTCGTGATCCTGGAACCGGTGTTTGGATACCTGTGTATCCTTTACAAAAATTGTGTGCGTCGTTTCTGTCTGGGCCGGACCATTTGGATCCGATACAGGAGGTCGCGAAATTGACATCTCTTATGTTGATGTCGGCTGGTAATGGCTGTGAGGCGTTTAATTTTTTCCGCAACGCAGTCTTATTATGTATTGAGTCCTCACAAGATGAATTTGTGCGACGGCTTAATACGGCTGATTTGAATAAGGTAATTCCGGTATACGATGACGTTATGTCGTGGTACATCGGGTTTGAGAGTGTCTAATTCGTCATGCCCTCTGCAGGGGGTCCGTTTGGAGGATGGTTGGTACAACGGCTATGATGACGGAAAGGACAATGCATACGATTAATAAGGAGAGTGATGCTCTCCGGGCTAAGTTGAAGGCTAAGGGGTTACCGGGGGCCGAGGTGTCCAATCGCGTTAAGCAATCGCGAGAGGACAAAATAGCCTTGATGAAGGCAGACCCCGGCTATGGTAAAACCTTAAAGGCTTCAATGAAGAGTGAAACTTTTCGTCCCAATTTCCAGGGTAAAATGGACAATGCCAAGCAACGGGCGAATCCACGTAATCAGGGAAAGTTGAGAGCGGAATTCGTGGCTTTTGCCGTGAAGGAGGCTAGGGAATCGCGCCAGCGAACCCAGAGAGTGCAAGTTCAGAAAACCTTGGAGAAGGCTTTTCATGAACATCCGAAGGAAGCGGAGGCTATTCGGAAAAACGCTTTGAAACTTTCGAAAACTCCCGAAGAGCGGGAACGGAAAAAGCAGAAAAAGCGTGAACGCCGAGAAATGGCCAGGGCTATGACCGGAGTTGAAGAGGGGTCCTGGTGGGATCCTTTGGTTAAGGCAGGAGCTGATCTCTTGCCGAAATTGTTGCCAATGCTTATTGGCATGGGGGATTATGAGGAGGAAGAGCCTCCCATTACGAAGGGTGAGATGCCGCAGTCTAATTCGCTGTTAGCGGCAGCGACTAATGGACAAGCGGGCACTCAGGTCCCTTACATGCACAGGAAAGGAGATAAAGTTAGAGTACAGCATCGGGAATATATTGGTGACGTGTATTCGACTACATCGTCGTTTTCGCTCACCAGTTTCCCAATTAATCCTGGTATGGAGGAACTGTTCCCTTGGTTAGCGCCAATCGCAGCATGTTTCACGTACTACAGGCTAATGGGTGCTGTGTGTGACATAGTCAGTCAGGGTACAGACTATGCAAATGTGGCGGGATTAGGTTACTATGGGTTAGCGACGCAATACAACCCATTGTTACCCGACTTCGCAAATAAAAAAGAATTTATGAACTATGAATTTGCAAATGCTTGCAAACCGTCGTGCAATTTGACGCACTGGATTGAATGCAAGCCAAATGATCTTCCAGATCCTGAGAGGACTGTGAGAAGTGGGACTATCCCATCGAATGCAGATTTGCGTCTGTACGATCATGGGAAGTTGTTCCTTGCGGTGGGGGGAAATCCCTCATCCGGTGGCATCGTCGGTATGTTATGGATGACATACGACGTTGAGTTTTACTTACCGAAGGTCAGTGGATCGGCCTCGGGGGTTTTGGATTATTATGCGGTGTCACGAACAGATGTCACCGCAGCTAATCCACTTGGCAATACTCTTATTGCCGTGGATCCAAGGAGTACGATGAATTGGACGGTTACCAATAATGTCATTACCATACCTGGTGGGACCATTGGGGACTATTACATTTCCATCGTTTGGAGGGGGACGGCATCCCCTGGGAATGTTGCACCGGGACTAACAGTATCAACTGGGTTGACAGCTGCTGGGTCTGGAGGGTTTGCGCTTACTGGCGAATTGTGTTTTTACAACACGTATGCTCTGACTGTTGATGGGACGCAGTCTTCTTACACTTTCACATACGATAGTGCGGGAACGTGTCTTCCCCTTGGCAACTTGGCGGCCGGAAAGGTTAGCATTAATGTTTCTGAGATCCCGAGAGCACCACCTGCTGCTTGTCCTATATTCGACCCTGCTGGGTTAGAGTATGAAGATCGTTATGACGCTTATATGATGAAGATTTTGAGTCCTGTTGAACAGGCCCATTTTCGATCACATGCAAGTCGAAAGACGGATTTGGATAATTCAGCTGTTGTGGCTCGGTTTGAGAAGAGAAAAGGAGATCGTGATGCCTTTGATGGGCAACGAGAATGCGAGAAACTTCGCAATGATGCGTTTTCTAGGATGATGGCGCATAACACTCCTGTCTGGTATAACATAAAGGAAGATCGTGTGCGTGGTTTGTATTATTCAATGCACAATGGTCAGATTTTCTGTGACCGGAACGGGATGTTCAATGGAACTGGGGTTTGGAGAGTCAAGGCTCTTGAAAAATACTCAGACAACGAGCGAGATGAGATGCCTCTATCTGAGTGGGCATTCTTCGCACTTGGAGTTGAGCCGAAGGATTTAGTTGCCGAGAGTGAAAAGAGGCAACTTGAGTTTTTAAGCAAGAAGTATGCTTTGCTTGGAGATGACCG